CTCAGGTAACACGATCTGGATTTGGTAATACTGATGTTGAACTGACAGATACTTCCGAGTCATTTGGTCTTCCGGCAACTGCGGATTTGATGTTCGCTCTGATCTCTACGGAGAAACTCGAAGGTCTCAATCAATTGATGATCAAACAACTCAAGAATCGGTACAACGATCCGACTCAAAACAAGAGGTTTGTGGTGGGAATTGATCGGTCAAAGATGAGGCTGTACGATGTCGAAGAGTCCGCTCAGACTCTCACATCCGAGGATTCTGGTACTTCTAACAAGAGTTCATCTCACGATTTCAGTTCTTTCAAGATCTAATGTACAGGATATCGTACAAAACAATGTCTTTATGTACAGGATATCGTACAAAACAATGTATGGGGACTGAAAACTTTCAAGATCTAATGTCCAGTTTTTGCACCTAAAAACTGGACAAATATCCATTTTTACATCTTTTTTACACGATTAGGTCTTGACTTTCATAGGTTATAGTTCATAATGGGGTAAGATGATAGTTCAAATAGAAGGTTCTACCGAGACAAAAAGGAAACATGTGGAGGCAGCTGCCTACTTTTTCGAGAGACTTCTCTTCAAACGAAAGTTACCGAGTCTCAGGTTGAACATCGAATTGATTCATCGACTCAAGTACAAGGAGGATACCGAAGGGGATTGTATTTGGGAAGACCGCCCGACTAAACCAAGGGAGTTTACAATCCGTTTGGACTCAAGTAATAACCTTGCGGATCTTATCAAGACCTTGGCTCATGAGATGGTTCACGTCAAACAATATGCCCTTGGAGAGTTGAAAGATACCTCTCTTGTGAGTGTTATCTGGTTGGGTGAAGACTACAATTGTGAGAAGGTTCACTACTACGATTGGCCTTGGGAGATCGAGGCGGCTGGTCGAGAAACTGGTCTCTATGTGAGATATATGGAGAAGTTTGAATACACTCACGAAAAGTGGGCCAAGGGGTTCATTTAAATTAGTTATTCTTATAAATAGATACATCATCTAATTCATGGGATCTATGCTAAAATTTAAAGAATTTTTATCAGAAAAACACAAATATTGTCTTTCAGAGACCTCATTAACCTTTGCTGAAATCATTCGTCCAGATAGGGCGTATCGTGCTGACCTATTCATTAAGAAGTACAAATCGGGTGAACCATTTGAGACCACTAAAGGTGATTCAATTGTTCTACAGTATGATCCCACAGTAGAAAGGGCGGTTCGTTCGGGAGACAAGAAAGGTCTACCTACCAAAGCACTCAAGAAACTTGATGGTGAATCACTATCGTTTGGTCTTCTTAAAAAGACTCAAGAGTTTGGTGGGGGAACATCTGGTTCGGGTGCTGGTTCAGATAACACTCGTGCAACAGAATCCGCTCAATGTGTCTATGCACAATTGATATGGGATAATCCCCAAACAGAATTTTCTCCAGACGAACTCAAAGCCGCATTCCAGAAAACACAGACCGATGCAAAACTAGATGAAATTCTTCTGAAAGATGATCAGTGGGTTGCATCGTCTATCAATGGTGCTAAAATTCTCTACAAGGTATTGAAGAAGAAACAGTACACCTGGCATCGTGGTTCGTCGTGGGTTGATGCACTTGAAAACACATTCAAGAAATTGAATCGTGAAGAGAAACTGTTCAGTAATGTCAACAAGTGGACTCCCGCAGATATTTGGGCGGTCGCACATGGTGCAGAGAACAAGTATAATATTCTCGACGCATCCAGTATCTCGGAGATGAATAACGAATTGCTCAAGGCGTATGCCGCTCGTGACATCTTGGGAATTTCTCTTAAGAAGGTTGGTAAGAGACCCAAAATATCACAAGTCAACTTCCGTAAACCATTCAAATCACCCAAGTTCACCAAACAGACTTTTGGTAAGAAAAACTTCTATGGTGCGAAGGATGGATACTTGTATGGCTCTGGTGGATTCCAACTCCAGTTCAGAACCTTCCCAACATTTCAGTGTGAGATTATTGGTAATAAGGCAAAACACGGCAAAGTATCCTATGGTGGTATTAGTGATGCAATGAAGGAAGCATCGGGCAGACCCCTGACCAACAAGAGGATTATTGAACAGATGTTGCAAAAGAAACCCGATATGTTCTACGACAACTTCTGGAAAAATTATTCGATGACTGATGAGAGAGACGATAGAGAGACTCTGATTGAAAATCTAAAAAAGAAATCGTTTGAATGGCAGGTATCCAAATATATGGTAGTCGAACTATTCACTGCAATTAACGGAAGAGAACAACAAGTGTTGGACTATCTGGTTCGTATTGCGAAATCACAAACAAAAAACTCGGCTGTTCATTTGAAAATATCATAAGAACCACTATGATAAAATTTAAACAATTTTTAAACGAATCCAAAGAAGGAAAAAACCTTCATCTTACACACATCGAAGATCGTGTGATCTATGGTGGAGTTAAAGGTGCAAGAGATGCAATCGCTGCTCTTCGTGCGTTTCGCGATATGTTGGCGGGCCAGGGTAAGAGTCGCTTCGATGTAACAGTCAAGTGGGATGGAGCTCCCGCAGTCTTTGCCGGAACTGATCCAAGTGATGGTAAGTTCTTCGTTGCGAAGAAAGGAATTTTCAATAAGGATCCAAAGGTCTACAAGTCAGAAGCCGATGTTCGTGCTGATACTTCCGGAGATCTTGCGGATAAACTCGTAACAGCGTACAATGAATTGAAAGATCTTGGAATCAAAGATGTGATTCAAGGCGATATTATGTTTACAAAGAATGATCTTAGCGTTGAGAATATCGACGGTGAGAAGTACGTAACATTCCAACCAAACACAATCGTCTATGCAGTACCCGTCAAGTCCAATCTAGCAAAAACCATAATGAAGGCAAACTTAGGTGTGGTCTTTCATACAACCTACACAGGAAAATCCTTTGAGGAAATGAAAGCATCATACGGAGTAGACATCGGTAAACTTAAGAAAAAAACTTCTATATGGTATCAGGACGCAGATTACAAAGATCAAAGCGGAACAGCAACACTCACAGACACAGAAACAAAAGAGGTAACGGAGGCACTATCAAAAGCAGGAAAGATATTCCAAAAGATAGCGGGATCTACGCTGAGGCAACTCCAATCAAACAGCGAGCTCGCTGGTTTCATAGAAACTTTCAACAACTCCTTAGTGCGGAGGGGGGAGAGGATACAGAACACGGGGAAACACGTCAACGATTTGATCCTTTGGTTTGGGAATAAGTTTGGTAAGGAAATGGAGAAGAGAAAGACCGAAAAGGGTAAAGCCGGAGTACAGGCAAAACTTGATGAGGTTATGAAGTTCTTCTCAAAGGACAATAAGAAGAACTTAGATCTGGTCTTTGCTCTACAGAACGCACTTGTCGATGCAAAACTTCTTATCATTTCAAAACTTGATAAGGTCAAAGAACTTGACACTTTCGTAAGAACTCGAAACGGTTTCAAAGTCACGGGCAGTGAAGGTTTTGTTGCGATAGACAAGACGAACGACGGTGCCGTAAAACTTGTGGATCGTATGGAGTTCTCAATGAACAATTTTTCAAAGGATGTAGTCAAAGGTTGGGAGAGATAAATAATACAGTGAAATCATTTATACAGTACAACGAGGATAAGAAGAAGGAAGTAGTATTCACTTTTGGTCGGTTCAATCCACCGACAACAGGCCACGAGAAGTTGATGAACAAACTTGCATCGGTTGCGATTGGCAGCAACTATCGTGTGTACGCATCTCACTCCAACGATGCCAAGAAAAATCCTCTTCAGTACGATGAGAAGGTAAAGATTATGCGTAAGATGTTTCCAAAGCACGGACGAAACATCATTCTCGATTCGCGAATCAAGAACGTCTTTGATGTGGCTACTTCTCTTTACGATCAGGGATACACTCGTATCGTAATGGTTGTTGGATCGGATCGTGTTGCCGAGTTCCGTAAACTTCTCAACAAGTATGTTGGAGTCAAGGGACGACACGGTTTCTACGAGTTTCCGGATGGTATTGATGTAATCTCTGCTGGGGAAAGAGACCCCGATGCAGAAGGTGTGACAGGAATGAGCGCCTCTAAGATGAGAGCAGCCGCAGTTGCAGGTGACTTCAAATCCTTTTCGCAGGGTCTACCGAGATCTTATGGTGAGGATATGACACTCTTTAACCTACTTCGTAAGAGAATGGGATTGAAGGAAAAGGTCAACTTTCGTAAACATATTCAGTTGCCACAGTTGTCTACTATTCGTGAGAGATACGTTGCGGGTGACATCTTCAATGTTGGAGATACCGTTTACTCGGGTAACAACGAGCTCACCATTGCTGAAAGAAGAACAAATTTCATCATTGACACCAACGAAAATAAACACTTCGTTGATAGTCTTTCCGAAGTTCGACAGGACAAAGATGTAAAAGATCGTAAGGGAACACAGCCCGCAAAGTATTACGGAAAAGATGCCAAAGGAAAGGATATGAAGAAGTCCACTAAGGCAGCTAGAGCTCGTCACTTTGAGAAGGGTGCGAAGAAAGACGACGATGATCCTTCGGCATACAAACCCGCTCCGGGCGATAAGTCTGCCAAGACCAAACCTTCGAAATACACTCAGGCAATGAAGAAGAAGTTTCCAGAGTTGTACAAGGAAGAAGTCACCGCCAAACAACTTGCGGATCTTGAGAAGTTCGGAGATCGTCTTTTGAATAAGTTCGACATTGACATTGAATTTACAAAACATTTTGCGGATCGTATGAATGACA